CGTCATGATAATTTGGTTGCTATTTTTAGCCCTATCTTTTGTCCTGCGCCTCGCTTGGCGCGGGCGTCGTTTGTTTGCTGATGACTTCCTCGTGCTGGCATTGGCTCTCTCGTCCTTCGTCCCTCCTGTGCGTGAGTTAGCGCTTGACCTGCTTGCATGTGTCTTCCCAGACATTGCAGTCGACTTCTTAATCTTTGAGATAAAGCTCGAGTTCGACAGGTTTCACGTGTTTCCTCCGCACACCTCTCTTTGCCTCGGCAAAGGGCACCTTCCACTGTCTGGCCCCCACTACTACGATTGGTATCGAGTTGGTGAGCGTGGCCAGTACTATTGTGGAGTTGCTTCCCAGTCTTGGGGAGGGACCATAGGCTATGCCGTGCTGCTTCTTGCAGTTGCGGCTCTTATTCACCGTTGTTACGTTGAGTTCGGGGAGCCTTTAAGGTCGCGCGTGTTTCACCCAATGCGCACCTTCCTAGCCAAACGCATCCGTCCACCGCAAGAGGTTCAAACGCTCCGAAAAGCGTTTCGCTCTAGTTTTGTATCCGCCCTTCCCATAAAGGACGCGACGCATCCACATCCCGAGCAAGCGGCCGCGCGCAATACACCCATTGCCACCGCCCAGAACTTCTCGTTGCTTACCGCAATGCCTATTACGGACGTGCAGGGGAGCATCGCCAGTTGGTTCGAGAGATCGACCTTGTGGCTTTGGCCCATTGACACGAACAACGAGCAGCGCCCTCTTCCTGATGGCGCTCTGTTCTTAAACGACACTGACTACCATGTTGACATGCCCAGCTTTCTTGCTGAGCGTGATGACCCCGTCATAATTGGCACTTTTGTGCCATCCGCCGTATCCAAGAACACGAAGGAACTGAGCTACACGTTTGATGACAACGACGTTGTAGATTTTCGTGTGTCAGGCGGGTCATGTTTCAAGCACAAAATTTGGAACTATGGCAATGACATCATGCAGGCTGTGACATCTGGCCTGTTCTTTACCGTAGTTAACACCTTCAATGTGGAGCGGCTCCGCGTTGATGATGACCATGACATTATAGGATTGATCCCCTTTCTCCGTCAGCGAATTCCTACCTATTTTGCTGTTGCCCTTCTTTTCCCATTGTTGTGGGTTCTTGGCTTCAGCTGGAAGTTTGCTGCAATCATTTCCGCCTTTTCGATGTGCGTGCGCGTGTACTACATCCGTAGACTTGTCACCCACGAGCTCCGAAGGTTAAAGGTAGCCGTAAAAGGAAGTGATGGAATGACTCGATTAGAGCTGCGCATCCAACGTCCCGATCAACCCATGCAAACATCTGTTGGTACACCAAACCAATATGACAGTACAACCGTTAAAGCAGATGAGTTCGACGTTGCCAAAACTGCCGCAAACAACAGCACTGTGAAGTTCAGTTCAGCCACAGCAAGGTTGCTCCTCGGCATTACCGATGACGCAGAAGCTCATCCCCTAGTCGCAGCAGTGCGCTCGGCAGTTTCCACCAAGGAAACTGTCCAAAAGCCTTCAGTGCCCATCGCACATGAGTACACTGCAGTCGTTCCCCGTAAGTCCGAAGATGGTAATGTGAAAATAGTTGCTATCGGAAGACCATTGGTAGATCCAGCCTATCTCGCCAAGGACACCCCAGCCAACACCATGTATTCTGTCAAGGGGCGTGTCACCGATCCCGCTGCAAAAAGTGCCTCCATGGTTGAGCCCAACCCGTGGATGCTTCGAGCCATGCAGTCCTTTGTGGACGCCCTTGCTGAGGCGTTGCAATTTCATGCGCGCCCGCTTGAGCCCAGTACTATTGACGACATCTGGGAGGCCCAAAGCACCCCCACGCAGCGACAGATCTTGGAAAAGGCCATTTCCACCACAACCCTCGCCGACACAGACGAACCCGCTCATGACTTTCCAAAAGCCGAGCCCTATGGCAAGCCATCCCCGCCTAGAACCATTTCCACTGCTGATTCCCCTGGCAAGTTACACTTTTCCCGTTACATATACCCATTGCAGCAACGATTCGTTGAGATGCAGTTTCCGTGCTACGGGCCTGGACTCACACCCCTACAAATCGCCACTCGCGTATCAACTATATGCGAGCGATCTAATCATGTAAATGATGCAGATGGCGACAAGTTTGATGGTGCAAAGTCAGTGCCTGGCAGGACTCTCATGCTCAGCTTATTGAAGCGTGCTTACTCTCGTAGTGAGCATTCCAACCTACAGACCGTTTTCTACTCCTCGTGGAATAGACGCGTCGCGGCTGGACATGGGCTAATGTACGACCAGGGATGGAAGCAGGGATCAGGTTTTGCTGACACAACAGTCGGCAATAGTATTGAAAACATTTGGATGGCTTACCTCGGCAAGAGAAATGAGTGCCAATCTGATGGTTCATATCCTACCCATGCCCAAGCATGGATGTGGATGCTCAATTATGTGTTGGCCTTTGGAGATGACCTCCACGTTGGCAATTTGGAAACCCATGCACACGTCAGCGCAGCAGCCATGTGTGGCCACACCATGGTCCCGGACGTGTATCAACATGGGCAACCAGGCGTCAATTTCCTCGCGCGCGTTTATACCTGTGCAGTTTGGTGCGGGGATTCAAATTCCTGTGCTGTTCCTCAACGAGCCCTTCCAAAGCTTTTCATGCGTACCAAGTCCCATGTTTCCGATGCGGAATGGTTAGAGGCTAAAATGTGCAGTCTGTACCTATCAGACCGAAATACACCTGTGCTTGGTCAAATCGCCAGGCGTTATTTGCACATTTTTGGCACCACCGACCTCACCGTTGGACGCATGTTTAGCTACTTTGCCAGATATCCCGAATCTGAGCAGTGGCCCAACGAGGAGTGTGATGACCATCACGCTTTATTTGCCCAAACATTTCCTACCTTTGACCACGACAAGTTTGCTGGCTGGCTTGAGATCCTTGATCATGACCTCGCCAAATGGCTCGACGCCCCCCTTTGTGTGGAGGTTGAGCCCGCCAAAACTGCGACTGTCGCTGCTGTCGTTGATGAGACCTACACCCCCGGGACCGTTGTTCAGAAACCCCCAAAGGAGGCTCCCGACAGTAAGGGAAAGGAGGAATTGACGAAAATCTTTGCAGTGGCCGCAAAGACCGCAGAGCCCGCCCTAGCCGCTGCCATCCTGGCTGAGGCAGACGCGGCTGAAGCGGCAAAGGAAATCGTCCCTGGCAAGGAGCAATGTCACGCCTGCAATAAGCGACTGGATCGCGAACTCTTCTCTATGCATCAGCTCACTAAAGAGCGACCTCGATGCAAGGAATGCATAAAGAAGCTGCCCAAACCTACGACCCCCGCACAAACCACCGGCAAGAGCGGTGGCGCCGTGAAGAAGGGTGAGGGCAGGTCCAAAAAGAAGTAAGCGCTTCGGCGCTACGCGTGCTGGGTTGGGGTGGTGGTGGTTCCACCCCAATGAAAATCTACTGGCTATAGTTCTAGCACGCGTACAAAATTTCAAACAACCAAACAACCCCCAACAAATGTCCAATGCAAAGGGAACCTCCGCCACCAAAATGCAAAAGCAATTGGTCGACAAGCAGAAGAAAAAGGCCAACAAGTCCAGAGTTGGCCAAAGCGTCATCAGCAAATCCGCCCGCGCAGCAGTGCCCGGCGGGGCCGTCAAACCTGACGTGCTCAAAATGCTTACGTCTGAGCTGGTGAATGGCAATGCGGCCCAATACCGCTACCTCGCCTCGCTTGCCGAGCCCGGAATGCCGGGCCGGCCCCCGCTTGACCTTGGAGAATGGATCCTCGACACTGGTATGTATGAATTCCCCCTGGAGTTTACAGTTACAGCCGGTGCCGCAGGAGTCGTCTACGTAGCCTTGGTGGCTGATGGCTGGTCGGGCGCCTCCGATCGCCAATTTGCCGTCACGCCTGGTGCCACTTGTTGGTACTCTGGCACCAATGCCACGGGCACACCAGCATATGGTGCAGCAGCCGGCGCGAATGACATCCGTCAAACAATTTCCGCCCCCAGTGATCTTACCCTGACTGCTGGGATGCAGTGGCGTATGGTCGCCAATATTGTTGAGGTTTGGCCCGAGTCCGTTCTTACGAACACTTCCGGCTCTATCATGCTTGCGTCAATGGCTTCGCCCTCTGGCTATGACGGCAACAGCCTCAACAACATCACTTATGCGACCATCGGGCAGTACTCGCAACAGTACGTCAACCATACCGCCTTCCCAGTTGGCGGATGGGAGTCCGGCCACACCGCACGCGTGCACCTGTGCCCTTCCGCGCAGACTCATCTCGCCTTCTATGACCTTGCCGCTACCGCAGCGGTATCTACGGCCCCGACCTTTGGTGCCGTCGTCATTGGCTCAGGCTTCCAATCCGGGGAGACCCTCCGTGTACGAGTTTGGACAAAGTTCGAAATTTCCAAGCTCAGCGGGCGCTGCATTGACCCAGTCATGCAGGTGCCCGACCGTCCAATTGCAACTTCAACTGTTGCACCCATGCTTGCCCTGGCGAACATTCCGCACACCAAAGGAGTTCCAGCCAAGCATGCGGCCCGACCCATTATGGCAATGGAGGCCGTGACCCCAGGCAGTGCAACCTCGCTGCTCGGGCAGGTGAAAGACGGTTTTGCAGGACTCCTCGGGACCGGACTTAAGGCCGCTTCTTCCTTCTTGCCTGGTATCGTAGGTAAGGGAATTAGCGCCCTTTCCAAGCTCATCTTCTGAGTTGACTTGGACGTCGTGATGGATCATCGACGTTAACTACAACCCCGAGCTAGCTCGGGATCGTTCCTGATTACGCCTAATCATGCAGGACTAGCCCCCTGCACAGTGACCGAGCGCACTGGGTGGACGCTCGGCTCGTGCTGGTAGACCACGAGTAGAAATAAACGTTTCCCTTCGAGATCGATCGTTCTCGTCGTAGCGATGTGTGATCAGGCAGACCACACAAACGCGCAGCGCCTGCGTGCTGCACTTGCCCCTCGCGTGGAGCAAGCAACCCAAATCGCAGGGCCGGGTGGATTATTTTCAAAACCC